CCAGTCGCTCCTGTAGTACCGGCAGGGCCAGTAGCTCCAGTAGCGCCTGTTTCTCCGCGTCCACCTTGTATGCCAGTTACTTGTGATGAAATTTCAGTAATTACATCAGTTGTTTCGATTGTGGCTGTGCTGTCATTAACTTGAACAACAGTTGTAACTGTGTCGGTTACTTCAATTGTGGTACTCAAGCTACGCTCGTTTCCCCAATAACAGTTAGTGTGCCACGCAAAAGCCAAGTCACATAAGTACCTGATGTCAATTTAAGGTTGTAATTGTATGGCCCAGATGGTGTAGATGTTGTAGATGCAGCCGTAATTGTCACTGCCACTGTTCCTGCAGCCCCACCCAATGTTGGAGTAATTGTAAATAACACAGTGTCCTCTGGAATAGTCTTAACCTCAAATACGCCAGTATATCCAGTCCAATTTACGGCAGTGCCATTAGTTTTGACAGTCCATGTTTTTTCAAAAGTTGCGCCCTGATAAAGGGTTAAATCATCTACGCCCGGTTCAATCATGCCTACATCTTAACCTATGCAGAGATAATTACTGGCAGTGTTTGAGGGGCTGTTGCGTGTCCAGCCGCCATAACTAAAGCAACTGCAGCTGTGATAGGTACTTGTGCCGCTCTGCGAGCAATGCGCCAGCCACCATCAGATGCTGGCCGTCTAGCACATGACACCAAATGCTGATGAAGTGTTGGCTGACCGGGATGTACGAATAATCCTTGTTGCATGGCATTTAATGTCTGGTCACACATAATGCTAAAGCCAGCAGATGCCCATGGTGTCGGCTCGGTAGCCACGCCAGCTTGTGCCAGCCTTGGCGCAATGTAACCAGCAGTATTTGGATCATAGGCAAACTTACGAGGGTTATACCTGCGTGTTAACTTAGCAATTTCCCCTGTCAATTCTAGATCATTGATACCTCCGTCTTTTTGCCATTCATGTAGGAATACAGCCATGCCCTCAGGTCGCTCTTGAATTGTGACTAGGCAAGCAAGTTCACGATTGAATGAAAGGTCTAATGCCATGTAGGTAGGTAGTCCGTCCTCAAGGCTTACATCCTTTTCGCCCTCATTCCAACTGTCCATTGGCCATGGTGAATCGATAGCATCTACCCACATACATAGGCTTTCAGTCTTAAAAGCATCCTTAGTGTCAAATATTGACGCATCCCTAATAGTTTCAATGCTTACTGTGTGTCCGATTGCAGGATTAGCCATTAACCATGCCTTTTCATCATTTACATTTGAACCGGGTGGCGCGCTCCATTCGTAGTAGCCCATTCGAGGTGATGCAAATGTCAAAGCCCTTGCGCGTTGCTCATTAAGTACAGTGCTGTTTAGATCGCCAGCATTAGATGTCCAATAAACTTGAGCATTTGGTCTAGCGCGTGTAATTGGTGTTACGGCTTGCCAAGTTGCTACATCAATTTCTCGTAACTCATCTACATAGAGCAAATCGGCTGTCGATCCGCGTGGGCCCTCACTGGTCGCAGCTCTAATTGCGTACTTGCGTAACCTTTCACATTTACCTGTACATGCTTTCGGGTAGTGATGGCAGTACACCTCTAATTCCTCTTGACCGTTAGTTCGGGATACGCGCTTAATCCGTTTACGCATCCAGTCAAGGCTTTCGGCCATGTCTACAGTCTGTTTGAAAGTATCTAATGACAGTTGGCGTGTTTGTGACATTGCAATAGTGCTTTTCTCACCAAAGATGTACAGCCCGGCAAGGATACGCATACGCATCATGTGGGTCTTGCCCTGCTGGCGGCTAACTAACACCCCTATTTGGGAGCGAGCCCAACTGCCGTCTTTGTTTACCCTTAGCGCATCATCTAGTACATACTTTTGCCAAGGCAGTAAAGGCACACCCAGTTCATCCGCTAGCTGGCCGATTAGTGGCCCTGCTGTTGGCAGCTTTAGTGGTGGACTTTGGATTCTTGGTTTTGACGAGCCGTAGGAAATCCCCGACATATTCTGTCCCATCATGTTCATCTGTCTTTTTGCTGGCAGTGCGTGTTTCAGTAGTTAGATGTAATTGCTGTAAGACAGTTAAGAATCTACCACTTAACGCAGTTAGATCTTTGAGATCAGCGCCCATGTCAAATGCCGTATCTAGTGCCAAGGCAACGCGCCGGGCAAGCGTGACGGCAGCCATGTCTGCTGGGTCAATCCATTTGGCAGCTGCGATTGCAGATTCCAATGATAGGTAGCATCCAATTGGGACTATCTCGGTAACTTCGGTTTTCTTTTCGGTCATTACGGTTGGTCTCCTGCCGTTGGTGGGTCAATTCTACGCATTTGGGGAGAGATTACTGCAAGGGAGTCTGTGGGTGTCACTCGCTCAGAAAAAACGCCCCTACGGCCTTGTGTGGTCCTTGGTCGGACTGTGTTGAACTTGATTGTTTTGTGTCTGTGACATGGCTTGCATAAAGGTTGCACATTATCAATGGTGTTTGTGCCACCTGCAGCCAGCTCTTGTATGTGATCAACCTCGGTAGCCCGGTCTCCGCAATACATACATGTGCTACCCCAGATACGAAAGCACGCTTCCCGTAACTTACGCCATTCTGTGGTGTTGCCCCGTCTGCGTTGTTGTTGTTCTTTCATTTGCTCAGTATGTCTATTGGCCCTACGCATGATGGGCTGTATTTGATGGATGCACTTACAGCTTCTTTAATTCTCCACACTGGATCATCAGTAAATCGTGATGTGTGTAATGATCCCATTGCATAAGGAAATCCTGAACCAGTAGCAATGGTGTGATACTCACCTACTGACCAGTCCATAGTGCTTATCTCAAATAGTCTGCCACTTACCCCTATAAGTAGATCAGCACCATTTTCATCATTGCTTATGTCTATCTTGAATTCATCAGCTGCCTTTTGTAATGCGCCACAGAATTGGATACGCATCCATGACTCTAAGTTAGTTGTGTTGATCTCTGGGTATACGGCATAGGTTGTAAGTTGCCCTGTACCCAATGAGCCACTGAATCCGATCAGATACTGGCCTACCTTGCGTATCTTTGGCTTGGCTAAAGCACTAATGAAGTTAGCATCTGACATTGACCTATCAGCACCCATGTATACCTTGCCTTTATGTGTAAGTCCTACAAGGATTGTCATTGGTAAGCATCCAAATGTTGTGCATTATCTAAGTTTATGTAGGCATTTAATCTGGTAATTAGTCCACCATTTATAGTTTCCTGTGTTTCGGTGGTGTCTAATCTGTAATCACATGTCCACTGGCCGTTTTTGTCGCTGATCTGCTGTGTTATTAGTAAGTCATCTGGGATTAAATAAAGAAAGCCAATGTATGAAACTCCCAATGCCTTGCCTACATACCGCCCGGCTTCAATTTTGTCGAACGTAATAAGCCATTCGTTATCCCACTTTTGCAGCTGCTCTAATGACATGTTGCGTGACTTCTGCTCAACTACGGCACACACATTAGCTTCATTGTCAACAATAACTGCATCAACTAATGCTGAACCATCTTTAGGTGTGTGTACATAAGTGAATTGTGGATAGTGGTAATTCCAAAGCTCTACAGCTCTTAATTCATGTTGTAAGGATTGTTGGCCTTTAGGTGTATTTACATCAAGCATTTTGACTCCCTGTTAATCATGTAATTAGTTTAGTTGGAATTCACACCTAGAACTGGAAGCGAGCAGGAATGGCTTTATTCAAGCCACTCACACCCGTCACTATCGCTTCGCATGTTAGGGGTGTAGCCACTACAACTACACCGACTGCGCCTTATGCCAGTACCTCTGTGTATTCATTTGGGCAGTCCGGTTCAAATGATGGATACTGGCTCGCATTTCTGCATTTTGCACGATTATCAGGCATGCCACGACACACCCTCTAACGGTGGTTTAACAGCTGATAAGGCTGCCAGAAGTTTGTGCCATTCCTAGGCATTTATGTCAGTTGTGTGGTTATAATAGTGGGTAGTTAGTCAGCATTTCTGAGGGGTCGTGCTGGCTAACTTTTAATCTTTCAGGGCCGAGTTTTTGATCATACCTCTGGACTACCCCACAGCACTTAGTGAGCCATAGTCGCGTGTCTGAGTATGGGTCTACACCACAGTCAACCGGTACTAATGTTTCACTGCATACCTCGCAGCTTTCAGCAAAATATTTGCCAGCATCCCAAGCCCCATAGAGTTTCTTTAAAACTGCTATGTATAGATCATCCTTGCCATATTCCTTTTCGTCATTCATCATTGCTCCTATTTCTGATGTCTTTTAATTCACCATCCATGCAGTTGTGTACATCTTTAAGTAGTACCTCGCAATGTTCACAGTCACTAGATCTAGTGTTTTTAATTGTTCGCACCATGCTCATCAAGAACCTATGCATTTTAAGTTGGTGTATTGCATTAGCCTTGGTCATTTGTCCTTGCCCCATTTGTCACAGATTGAGCAGATAAGGCCCTTGTACACCCAGCCACCACAGCTGCAGCGGATTATGTCTGAGTCATTCATGATCGGTCAAATTTTGGATCACACTGTGGCTCATTGTCACAGAAATACCCGGCATAAGGCTTACCTGTCTTTTTGCTTATGCCACTACGTCTAGCCATTGGGCCATGTAGGCATGCAGGTACATCTAGTGGTGTGTATTCCTCATACTCTACGCCCTCATCCATGGCTGGTATAGAAAACCATGGGTCGGCTTCCATGGCTGTACTGGGTGGCTCTATGGCCTGTACCTCTACGGCCTTTGGCTTTGCTGGACCGGGTGATCGTTTTTCTTGGCTGCCTAATATTTCCTCTTTGCTACTTAGGCCCTTAGATGTGCCAATGTTTAGGCTTGCAAGTGATCTACCCCAGCATGATGTCTCTAGGTTTTGCAGCTCTGATCCCAGTGTGTATGGACTCTTGCCAATAATAAACTCAGATGCAGTACCTACACCCGGGAGTGGATCATCAGCTGATCGGTATGCCCGAGCGACTCCCCACATCTTGGCTGGATCGCCATCCATAACACCCATGTATTCAAATTGAATTGATCCCTCTGGGTACTTTTCATAAAACAATGCCACGCGCTCTTGCACTGTTGTGTAGTTAGAAATGTCAAATGCCATTAGATATTCCACCCATCTTTTGCCATCTGCAGCTCTATGTCCACATGGCTATTTCGCCTAAATTTAATTAGTTGTTGTTTGTTGTGTTCATTCTCAATAATGATGCCAACTAACATGCCAGCTACAAATATTATGGCCATATAGGCCAATACAAAGATTCCGTTCATGCCCTGATTCCTATTCTTTAATGTAAGCCTTGGCGCTTACATAATCTTTTCTAGCACGTTATGCAGGATTCACACAAGCACTTTGAGTAATTAGGCGTGTCATGACTTGTGGTCAAATGCTGTTGTACCACTAAATGTAGTGCATCTACCTTTTCTATCAAGTCTGGCAAGGACTTTCCGCCATTGGCGTGTGGCTGGATGGCATAAGTCATGGTGTCAATATAGGCCTTGATTGGCTTAACTATGGTCCACTTAACTAATAGCCCGGCAAGGCTAAGGATGGCTAGTAGTGCAGCTGCTATTTGTCCAGCGTAAATAATTGACATATCATTCAGGCTTTGTCCCAGCGTTTATAGCTGCGTCTAGTTCGGCCTGATCTAACTTGCCGTCATTCATAAGGCCTTTGGCAGCGGCTCTAAGTACGATCAAAAGTGGGACTATAGCTGCCATTACAGCTGCCTTTAAGGGTTCAATGCCAAGCACTGACGATAAGCCCAGTGTGCTTAAGGCTGTGTAGATAAATAGGCTGGCAACTCTAATTAAAAATAGGCGGTATTTAATCATGACTTTAGGATTGCTTCTGGGTCCATGTCTGCAGATTTACTCCAGCGGATGCCATTCCTACGCTCAAAGTGTAGGTGTGCGCCCGTTGAATTGCCTGTGTTCCCAGACTCCCCAATGTGCTGGCCTTTCTTTACCTTGTCACCGGGCTTAACTAATGACTTACTTAAGTGAGCATATATAACATAAGTGCCGTCTGATAGGGCCTGTACAATTTGTGTGCCATAAGCACTGCCCCAATTAGCGTTGGCAACTGTTCCATCAGCTACAGCCAAGACATCAGTACCTACTGGCGCGGCAAAATCCACACCTGTGTGATAGCCGACTGACCAGTTCTTACCGGTTACATGGTAGCCAGTAGTCACTTTGCCACCTTTAATTGGTAATGCCATTACGCTTTTACTTTGTCTGTAATTTCAACATTACATCCACCACAAATAACTGTTGGTAATGCGTCTACAACTTTAATCGGAACATCGCAGTTTTCGCAGTCTGTCGTGTGGCAAATTACTATTTCATTCATAATTTATCCTTAACCTACAGTCGCAGCTGATGTCATTTGAATGCCGAGAATATAAAGAGTTGCAGCAGTTGTTGAAAGAGTTCCACCAACATAGACACCTACGTTTACACTGGAAACACTTGTCGCTACGCCGCCGGAACTTGTTCGGCTATTGTTTAAGTTTGAAATGTTTGTATAAACAAAAGGTGTTTGTGTGAATCTTGTTGTTACTGGAAATGTAACTGTCGCTGTGCCTGTAACGCTGGCTGAAAATTGTTGCATTGCATAAGCAACTGGGCGACTGACACCTGAAACCACATTTACAATTTGGTTTGGATAGTTAGTAACATCACCCAATCGAGTGTCAAAGCCTTGTGCCACAGTTTGAATAGCAGTTGCGCCATTAGTAACTAGGTCAGTGCTTGTAGGATAACTAATTGAAAAATTAGTTGTAGTACCTGCCATTTAGAGATCCTGCCATTTCTGTGTTGGATAAGCTGTACCGTAACTTGTCCATGTGTAATTGTACGGCACTTGATTCCAATTTATGGAATTTCGGGCCACTGAATACGGTACTAATTGTAAATCTAAAATAAAAGCATTTTTGCTAATTTGGAAATTACAACCAATTGGTAGGTATTTCAAAGTCCCACCCATTGGATCTGGGGCTTCTACAGTAACTAGCATTCCAAGTGGGCTGTAAAGAAGCAACTCACGCTCGGCATTTGTAAAAATTGGGTTAAGTAAATTAACGCTTATTCTTTCGGTGCTTAATAATGGGTAAGCAATGCCATTAAGGATTGTGTTAGCCACATTAGCTGCATCTAAAGTTGTGTTCAAATAAGTATCAAGTGTGCCAGATCGCTGGCCATAATCAGCAATTGAATTATCGTCATAGTAAGTTGATACTATTGCATCAAATTCATTGATTGTGACAGTGTTTCGCAACTCGTCTACCCGGTCACCACCAGCAATATCTGGACTAAGCATAGATTGGGTAAGTGTGATGGATGAAGTCATTGCCACAGCTTCGGCCTGTGGAAACTTTATATTAATATCCCCATTTGGGCTTTCATACATGTAGCCATAAACACCATAAGTAAGGGTTGTCAAATCATCCCAGACGTTTCTAAATCCTGATGTAAGTGTTGTGCTGGATATTTCAGTGCCAATGATGATGTTAGGCAAGGTTGAAATTCTGGATGTGTCTACACCAGCCCATGTAGTAGGGCCGTAATCTTGCCACTGGGTGCTGGCGTTTACTGTACTCCAAAGGAATACACCAGTGGCAGTTTCTACATTCTGTATGTTCACACTTGTAGTAGTAGTTGTAGTTGTGTTGTTATACCAGTCTGTATTTTGCAAGATTGAAATTGCAGTAGTAAGGCTAAATTGCCATTCAAGTATGTAGCCAGTAAGTCCATGCGCCCGGTAGTTGCTTGATCGGTTAGTTACATAGCCAGAGTGCATAACTACATAAGCGGATGTGCTGGCCTTGTAAACATGTATTTCCATCCATGTGCCAATCTGCACATTTGGGATGATGTTTGTGTCGAACAATAAAGTGACTGTTGTTTGTCCCGGGTATGGCGGATTGATGTACTGGGATGTACCACGCGAAATGTTTATGCTGTAGTCAATGTAGCTAGTTATCTCTACAAGTGGATCAGTGTGTGGCGCATTTGGCGGTAATGTGTAGACCTTTATTGCCGGGGTAAAATCGGTCATGGCATTGCGCCAGCCAAATTAATTGGCCCACTTATTCTGCTCTGTGTCTGTAGTAGTCGCTCAATGCTCTGACGAGCTGATGCGGCATCTAGTACGCCATTAAAAATAAATGTGTTTCCACCCATAGCACTGTTAGGTGTAATGCTTCCACTTCTTGATCCCATGCGTAAAATCTCTGGTCCGCGCTCACCAACAAGATAAGATCGTCCAGCTGAGACTGGACCGCCATTTGCTCTACGGCCATTAGGTCCTTGATTGCCAAAAGGTATACCCGGTATACCGCTTGCAAATCCTGCCTTGCCCTCGCCTATTTGTAATGTGTCAAGTAATTTTCCACCAAAAGATTTAATGCCGGCATAAGCAGAAGCAACTGCATTAATACCTTTTGCAACAGCTTGTAAAGCATCCGCCAAAGATTGCAAGTTGTCGTTACCGCTTTTAGGTCCTTCACCAGAAATTGCGCCAAACAATGTACCAAATGCGTCGGCTACCGCTTTAAGAGATGAACCAAGATTATATGCTCCGCCTTTGCCGCCGCCATCTAAATCTCTTGATATTTGTTGTACTTTGCTACTCAAACCCTCATTAGGGTTTTCACCAGAAAAACCTTTTGCTACAACCGCAGTTATATCAACGACTTTTGTAAATTTATCTATAAGTTTTGAACCTAAGGACTCCTGCAACTCTCCAAAGCGCAACCCTAAAATGTTTACTTTTCCTGCATAAGTTTCAGCATTAGATGCAGCTGCACCATTGAATTGCTTATTTAAATCTTTCATGATGCCTTCAAAATCACCAGACTTTGTTTTTGCTGCATCTAAAGGCACACCTAATTTATTTAAGGCTGTGTACTGTCCGTTATATGCTTTGCCAATTCCCTTGGCCACAGTTTCGAGTGGCACACCCTTGGCCGCCGCTATGTCCATTGCATCATTTAGCAAGCGTTGTGCTGTGTCTACATCTCCTGTGTACCTAGTTAGATCAGCCAGTGCAGGTCTTAATTGTTCGTCAGAAAAACCTTTTGTAAATTGCATTTTTGAAATCCACTTTTCAGTGGAAGTCACAGTATCGTCAGTTGCACCTTTAGTTTTTAAGATTGCATCTTTAAGCTTATTTTGGCTTAGTTGATCATCAGAAGCAGCCTTTATTGAATCAACACCAATTTTTCCAGCTAAGATACCAACAGCGGCGGCAACACCAAGAAAAGCAGCCGACATTTTTTTAGAATGACCAAGTGTTTTATCTTTTAATTGTTTTGTAGATTTATCAGCATCTGACATTCCAGTTGTAAATTTGTTAATGTCGGCAACTAAGGCCAATTTAAGTGTGCGTGTGTCAGCCATCAGATACTACTCCTTGCCCAATTGTCCATAACTTTATTTACAGAATCAAGCCAGCGTTTACGTATTTCCGGTTGCATAGCTTTGAGAGTTGGAAATATCCAATAACCTGCATTGCCTCTACCTTGTGCCGGGCTGCGCTCTGGAAATTTGTAGCCGCCGTTGGGAAACGATCCTGCAGAGCCTTTAGCATTTCTATCTGTACCAAATTCATTACCAAATAACAACTGGCCAGCATTTGCACCACCTGATACTCTGCCTTTTGATCCACCGATAGTTAAGTTTGGAATTCTATCCTTATTAGCTCTAATTGTGTTCGCAATAACAATTGCCTGTTTTGGCATGGGTGAACTATATGAAGCAATTCGCATCCCAGTTGCAGTCCAATTGCTAATTGATTGCACATCTGTTTTCAAAGCATTTTGACTATCTTTGTCCATTTGCGAAATTGCTCTCAAAAGTCCTCTGTAATCGCCAAGGTCTGGTTTAATAGTGATCTTTGTTTTATCAGCCATTACCATTCCTTTCCGCTATCAGCTCATATGCTGTTTCTAAATCTGTGAGCGACCATTGCTTTAAGTCACTTAATGCAATTCCTGTATTAACAGCTAATGCAATTAAATGTCTGTTAATGCTTCCGCTCTGATGACTTTTGGGTCATCATTCACCACATCAAAAGTTTCAAACTCATTTTCAACCCATCCTTGGTGAGTCTTATATTCAGTTTTTTCATCACTTACAGCTGCTAAATAAAGAATGTAAGTTATTACTTCCAAACTTCCATCATTCATTTTTTCTTGCGCTTGAGAAAGTGTGTATCCTAAATCACGCTCTAAAATAATCCAAAGCCATGCTGAATCGTCACTTACTATGTAGTTTTCGCCCTGTTGGGTAGTTATTTTGTACTTCATAATGGTTGCCCTGTTCTATTCATTAAGAGCGAGTGATCGCAGCTGAAGTGTCAATGACTAGCGATACTGATGTGCTAAGTACATCTGTAGCCGCGCCGCCTTGTGGTGGAAATGCCGGGAATACTTTGCCAGCAATAGTGCTGTATGGTGAAGCACCTGCAACAAATGTAAAGGCTAGAGATGTGTCTGGTGCAGACTTGGCTGCATCCCACAACTGAGCGCAAAGGCCACTTGTGACACCCCAGTCAGCGTACATTTCAACATCTAGTGTTCCTGAGTAATCTACGGTCTTGTAGTAACGCGCTGCAAGTGTTTCTAATACTTGCTGGTTGTTATCAATGCTTAGTGTGACTGTTGCAGTCTGATCTGCGTAAGTCTTTCCGCCAATCGTCAAAGTGAGCGACCGGCCAGTGGTTACTGTTGTTGCCATTATTTTTTCCTTATTCTGTCGTGGTCGCCAGCTCTATGCTGACTTGACTGATTAACATGTCGGCGTTTCCGACCTGCGTGACTGTGGGTTGTGACCATGAGCCAATGGTGACTCCAGCTGGTAATGCTGTAAATGTTGAAAGCATTAAGGCTTCTAAGTTGGCTAGTGCTGCCTGATTGTCAGCTGCATTAACTATGGCAGTTAGATCAAAGCGCATGTTTACGCGCTTATTTGCCCCACCAATGACTTGTGGCTCTAAGTAGGGTGATCCCGGCACAAGCACTAAGGCTGGTGGGGTGATGTTTTCTTTTGGGTAAGACATGACTACGCGCCCGGCAGCTGCTAAAGATGCTGCAATTTCATTTCGTTGAGTAACTAAGTTAGCCATTAACCCACCATTGCATTGGTATCAATCCAACGCCCTAGTAAGCCTGATACGCGAGTAAATAGCGATCGCCCTAGTCTGTATGGTGCAGGACTTTGAAAGTCGACACCTGACTGTCCTAGCGTGCCTGTACGGGTGATCCAGATGTCGGATGCAATAGCAATTGCAGCTTCTTTGACTTCTGGAATCGTTGAGTAGTCAATGTATTGTGTGGCACTTACTGTTCCGTAAGGCACGATTCCATGCTTAGGGTAATCTGCGCCAGAGCCAGTAAATGACATTGTGTAAGCAGTAACGGCGGTAAGAGTTTTAGATCCATTAAAGTTTGTGCCACTGTTAGCAATGGTTACCGTCTGTCCGACATAGCAGTCATGTGGTCGGTCAGTGGTTATTGTGTTAACCAAATTTGTACGCTCATGAGCAACTACGCCCCATTGATTTTTGGTAAGCATAGATAGAATTATGTTTTCAGCGCTATCTGCACATTCTTGTACAAGCGCATCAGCATAGATGTCACCAATACCAAGTACCGCTTTTAGCTCACTTAGTGTAATTAGTGCCATTTCAAATCCTTATCTAATGGTGTGTGTGGGGGACACAGGGCCGCATCCCCCACACTCTTTAGTAACGCTAACTAGGTTAGGTTAAAGCGACGAACGCCACCGGAAACCAAAACTCCTGCAGCCATGTAGCCGTAGATTGATGTTTCGATTTCACCAGATGTGACTACGTTTGTTGACATACGTAGGACTGGGCTTTCGTAGATTGCAACAGATGATGGAACAACAATAAATGCTGATTCATCGATAGTTGTTGATACTGCATTCGCATCGACGTAAAGATCGAGCCCAAGCACGTTGCCACGAAGTGAAGTTGGTGAGGATACACCAGCTGCGTTTTGTGGGTTGTATGCGTTGTAGATTGGTCGGCCACTTGAATCCTTAGCACCAAGCAACAATGACCACTGGGATGTACCAGCGATGTATGCAGTTGCAAGTTCACCAGTTGCTAAATAAGCGGCTGGGGCTTCGGTTGATACGTAAGAAATGATGCCGTCAGATGATGCAGCAGTTGTTGATGCCTGTGTTCCACCTGATGTTAGGGCTGCAATTACAGCTGCATCAGTTGCCTTGTTGTAAGCACGTGTCATGTTATCAATCATTGCTTGGAAAAATGATGGATCAGAACGCTCGATAAGTTCTACCGAGTAGCGCTGTAAACCGGCGTACTTGTTCACAGTTAGGTTTACATAACTGGAAACAATTCCAGTTTCTGATGGTGCTGCACCTTCAGCTGTGGATGCCACAGTTCCTGCAGTTGTGATTTTTGGATGAGCAATAGTCATACCTGCATTTGGTAATGCACGTGTACCGATTGCATCAATAGCCGGACGAGATCCGATCAAGGTATCAACTACCTGTGATGAATACTGTGTTGGCTTAAATGCAGGGTTGGTGCTGAAATCATCATCGGCTGCCATTACGTACTGGGCGCTGTCATGGTTGCCCATTTTT